CGTCGTGGCGTACCCGCTGCTGCGGCTGATCTCATGCCGCGCTTCGATGATCAGGTAGCGGCCATCGAGCCGCGACCAGCCGGTCACATCCACCGCTGCGCCTGCCACCAGCTTGGGGTCGCCCGGTAGCTGCACCTCCAGGCTGGTCTTGTCGATCTCGTGCCGCGCCTGCTCGGCTTCGGCGATGGCCCGGGCCTGCTCCGGGGTTTTGGCGCACACATGGCGCTTCTTCGTGTCGGCGGCCGTGACATGCTCGACCGGGATCATTTTGCCGCTGGTCACGTCGTAGATGACGAGCCGGCCGGTAGAAGCGTCGTGATGACGCAGCTCGGTGCGGCTCGGCACCTCGGTGATGCGGTCGCGGTAGGTGAGGCGCGAGAGCTCGGCGGGTGCCAGCGTGCGCACCGGCTCGGCGTCCTCGCCGAGCTTCATGACGGCCAGCACCTTGTTGTTGTCGGTGAGCTTGAGCGCGTAGCCGTACTCGCACGCGAGGCGCACCGCGAAGGCCCAGTCGGTCTCCTGGTATTGCGTCACGCGGTCGATGGGGATGTTTGCCACCGCGCCCTTGCGCTCGGCACCGATGCGCTGGGCGATCTCGTCGAGGATTTTGGCGAGCGTGGTGTTTTCGTATTTCCTGCCGATGCGCGTGCGCACCGCGCGGCTGATGCCGGTGGCGAGCGCCCGAATGCGGATGGTCATGGGCGGCGATTCGACCTCGATCTCATCCACATCGAAGGCCCCGCACGAGACGAGCGGCTGCCCGGCGTAGCCGATCTCGGCGGCGATCTCCATGCCCTTGTCGGGATACCACTCGGAGAGCCAGCGGCTTTTCACGGCGTCGGTTTCGGCCAGCTCCACATCCAGCGCATCCGCCTCGCCGGTGAGTCGGTCGGTGTAGGCGACGCACATCAGGTAGGGCGTGAGGTCTGCCGTGATGTCGCGCCCGTTGTAGGTGATGCGCACCTGCGGCGCTATCGCTTCCATGGCGGCAGTCCGGCGGTGGAGACGGCGGCGGGCCGCTCGATCAGCGGCACCGCGATCTTGAGCCCGGCGGGCAGGATGCCTGCGCGCGGCGCGTGCGGGTTGGTGGCGATCAGGCGCGGCATCTCGCGTACGTCGCGGTAGTAGCGCCAGGCAATGAGGTCCCAGCGCTCGCCGTCGATGGTGGTATGCACGATGGCCTGTGTCATGCCCAGCCCTCCACCGGTAGGCGGCTCGCGGCGTGCGCCGCAATGCGGCCCACCGACTCACGCGCGCCCTCGAGCGCCTGCGCGCCCGCGCGCACGCTCCACAAGGCCGACGAAACGCCCGATAGGCCGCCACCGAGCGCGCCCGCGGCCACGTCGAAGGTATGGCGCGCCGACTGAAAGGCCGATAGCGCCTGCCCCGCATCGGCGGCGACCGCAGCGACGCCGCGCAGCGCGCCGAAGCCTTCGACGGGAACCGTCGCGCCGAAGGCGGACACGGCATCGGTCAGGCTAGGCAGCGCCAGCAGCGCGGAGGCCGGGTTGCTCTGCGCCAGCGCCGCGAAGCTCGCCACATCAGCCGCAAGACCCACCCCGCGCGCGATGGCCGAGAGCCCATCGGCCGACACCTGCGCGACGCCGCCGGGGCTGCTCAAAGGCGCGGCCTCGATCAGGGCGAAGTCGTCCACCGTCGCAGCCTCGATCGGGATGCGGTAGCCGCTCGTCACCACCCCCGGTGGGTTGGGCTGTGCCGGGTCGCCCACGTACTCGCGCAGGGTGATCGAGAGCTCGAAGGCGATGGCCGAGCCATAGCCGTCGGTCTGCGTGGTCTTCACCTCGGCCTCGGTGATGACAAACACGCCCCGGTATTCGCCGGTGCCGAGCACGAAGGCCACCGGCTCCTTGGCGTCCATCTTGTCCTTGATGCGCCTGACCTCATCCGCCGGGTTGCACCACTGCGCATGCAGGCGCGCGTCGATGCGCACCTCGTCGGGCTTGTGCCCGGTGTATTGCAAGAGGCTCTTACGCCCTATCAGCCTCTGCTCGGCATACTCCGCGCCGTAGCGCATGGACAGGCCGTCGAGCCAGGTGATGATCTCCAGCTCCACGTCATTGAGCACCGCATAGAGGCTCATGTCGTCCCCTCCCAGCCGACGCGGCGGCGCTCGGCGTCATAGCGGCGCATCAGGCGCTCGAACTCGGCAAAGCTCATCTGCACCGCCTGCGTCACTTGCGCACGCGCGGCCTCGGGTGTAGCCGCGCCGGTGACCGTGATTTGTGGCGCGAAGGTGATGTGCATCGGCGCGCCCGGCGCTGCGCCCGCTTTGAGCGCACCGCGCGGCGACTCGACCGTGGGAAGCGCAGCAGGCTGGATCGACGGCAGCGCCACCGGCTCCACCGCTTGGCGGATGGTGCGCAGCGCATCGGAAGGCTGTGGCAGCGCCACCGGCTCCACCGCTTGGCGGATGGTGCGCACGGCATCTGGCGTGGCCTGCATGACGGGTGCAGCCAGCGCGGGCGGCGCAAGCGCCATCGTCGCTGCACCAGCCATCGCAGCGGCGGCTTTTTGCACCTCGCCCAGGCTGGCACGCATTCCATGCGACAACCCCTCGCCCAGGAAGCCGCCCAGTTCGGCAAACACGCGCGATGGCGATCGGATGCCGAGCAGGTTTTTGAGGCCGTCGCGCACCGTCGCGCCCAAGTTCATGACCGCCTCTTTGGCCTCAGAGAGCCTGGACTTGATGCCATCGATCAGACCCTCGACGATCTGCTTGCCGATCCCGAGCATCTCGCTGGGCAGCGCGATGAGCTCGCCAGGCAGCGACAGCACGGTCTTGACCATCTCGGCGATATACAGGCCGACCTTTTCGCCGAGTTCCTTGGCCGCGCCGCCCGCATCGTCCATCGGCTTGATGAGCTCGCCCAGCCAGCCGATCACGGCCTTGATCTTGTCGCCAAGCCAGCCGAAGGCGTCAATGATCGGTCGCAGCAGCGGCATAGCGGGCTCAAATGCGCGGCGGATGTCGTCGGCGATCATGCCGAAACCCTTGGACAGCCCGCTCCACAGCCCCTGGAAGAAGCCGGAAATCGGCCCCCAGAACTTGTAGACGAGCAGCGCGGCAGCGACGAGCGCGAGACCGATGGGGTTCGTCAGCACCGCCCACCCCAGCCACAGCACGGCGCGGCCTGCCAACAGCAGCGCCGCCTTGAGCGTGCTGCCCAGGGCGACTGCCGCCGCCTTGGCCTGCGCAACTGAGCTGGCGATCTCGCGCGCGATGGTCAGGAACGCGCCGCCCGCTGCCAGCGCGCGGTTGATGCCCAGCCAGCGCGCCATCGTCATCAGCGGCCCGACGGACTTCATCGCCATGCCCGCCATCAGCGCCAGCGACCCGCCCGCGAACACCAGCGCGCCGCCGAAAGCGAGCGTGATGCCGACGATTTTCCCGACCGGCTGGTAGCGATCGATCAGATTACCAAGCCACTCGGAGAAGTCGTTGAAAGCATCGAACGCGCGCTTGAGCTCGGGCGCGATCAGCCCGCCGAACTTCGCAACCACGTTCTCGAAGGTGCCCGAGGCTGCATTCCAGACGTTGTTCAGCGTCCTCAACTGTGCCTCGACCTTGGTATTTAGGCTGGCCTGTGCGGCCATCTGGTCGGCAATCTGCTGGTAGCCTGCCAAGCCCTTCTCGATCATCGTCGCTGCCATCTGTGCATCCTGGCCGCCGCCGAAGATTTTCTGCAATAGATCGAAGCGCATCTGTGACGGCAGCGCCTTGAGCTTCTCGAGCTCTGTCACCAGTTGGCGCGGCCCTTTCAGCTTGCCGGTCTGTCGATCGATGATGTCGAGCGTGATGCCGTAGTGACGCAGTATTTCGCGCGCGTCGGTCATTTGCTTGCCTGTGTCATAGACCAGCTTTTGCAGGCCGGTGAGCACGGCGGCAAAGCCCGTGCCGACGGTCTCGCCGGAGAGCCCGGTGCGGATCAGCAGCGCGTAGAGCGGCGCGAGCTCGCGGCTCGCTTCCAGCCCCTGCACGCCCATCTCTTTCAGCTTGCCTCCGGCGCGCGCGAAGGCGTATTCCATATCGGTGGCCTGCACGCCCAGGTTGCGCGTGCGTGCAATCACGTCGAGGAAGGACATCATGTCCTTTTCTGCCACGCCAGACGCCTCGGCGAGCCGCGCGGCAAAGCGCGCCGCCTCCTCGTAGGGCATCTTGAGCGCGACACCAAGATAGGCCGCAGACCTGCCTAGGCCGTCAAGGATAGCCTGGTCGGTCACGCCCATCTCCTTGAGCGCGCTCATCATGTTCTGGAAGTCTTTGGTCGTGCCCGGCAATTTGTTTCCGAGCTCGGTCGCCAGATCGCTCACCGCCTGGAAGGTGGGCGGCACCTGCCCGGCGGCGTCCATCATCACGGTCTTGAGCCGGGTGGCTGCGTCCTCGGCATCGGCGAAAGCGGTCACCGGCCCGCGCATCATGTCCATCATCGCGCGGCCCGCGATGCGTCCGGCCTCGCCCATGGCGATGAGCTTGGTCGACGTCTGCTGCAACACTTCGCCAAAGTGAGACAGCGGCCCGCTGGCGAGGTCTTTGAGCGTGAGCAGAATCGAGAGTTGCGCGGCGGGGCTCATCGTTCTATAGCCCTTCCGTGCAAAGCGTCTTGCTCATCTTGCTCATCGCCGCATGCGTGTGGCTGGCGTTCGCCGAGTCCATCGTCTCGGCGCTCGTCTTCTTCGTCTTTGGCCTCGTCGTCATCGGCGGGCTGTCCTTCATGCTGGAACTTGGCGGCGCGGTCGGCGGCTTCGTCGATCACTTCATTCGCCGCTTTGGTCGGCGCCGTTGATGCGGTTCCAGTAGGCCACCGCCTCGCGGCACCACTCGGCCAGCTCCGCGATCGGCATCGCCATCAGCTCGCCATGACCCCAGCCGGTCACATGGGCCAGGTGGATCAGTCCTGCCCGGTCGGGGAGAGGACGTTTCCCAGTCGCTTATTCACCTCGCCCACCGCGCGCATCACGTCGGCAAGCGGCCAGTCGAGGAAGTCTTAGT